ATAAGGATGAACTGTATACTAATACGGAGACCTTCCTAAAAGAGAAGGCTGTATATCATACTATGCTTAGTATCGCTGAAGATGTAGCGAAAGGCACTGTTGATACTACTGTAGCTCTCGATAAGTTTGAAAAAGCTTGTAATATTAGTCTAGTTACTGATATGGGTCTAGATCTCTTTAATAATATTAATACTATTATTGACGATCTTAGTCTTGTTAATAGTACTATACCAAGTACTTGGCCTTGGCTTGATGAAGCTCTAAATGGTGGGTTTTTAGAGTCAGGTAGAGCGTTATATGTGTTTGCCGGTGAGACTAATATCGGTAAGTCTATCTTTCTAGGTAATATCGCTACTAATATGGTAAAGCAGGGTAAGAATGTACTACTTATTACTTTAGAAATGTCAGAGTTACTGTATGCTCGACGGTTATGCTCTAACTTAACTCAGATACCTATTCGTGATCTAGCAGCTAATGCATATACCTTACGTCAGTCTATTACAGACTGCGGTCAGCAGGGTGCTGGTAACCTTTATATTAAGGAGTTTCCGCCGTCTACCATTACCCCTAATCAGTTAAATGCGTTTGTTAAGAAAATGACTGATAGTGGTGTTAAGATTGATGCTATTGTACTAGATTATCTTAACCTTATTCATTCTACTATCGGTAGTAACTCATACGAACGAATAAAGCATGTTACTGAGCAGGTAAGGGCTATGAGTTATACCTATAACTGTCCTATTATTAGCTGTACTCAGCTAAATCGTAGCGGCTTCGGTAATGATAACCCAGAGCTGTCGACTATCTCCGAGAGTATCAATCTAGCTGCTACTGCTGACGTAATTGTATCGATTTATCAGAATGAAGAGGATCGAGAGTTAGGTATTATCAGGTTAGGTATGATGAAGAATAGGTATGGTATGAGAGGTCATACCCAGCCGATGAGAATTGACTATACGACTTTGACTATTACTCAGGCTGATGATGTAGATGATTTTGAGGATGAATCATTTAAGAGTCTAGCTGCTTTCACTGGTTGAAAAATATAATCTCATTAATAAATATCTATTAATGAGAATTTGTGTATGGACAGATTGTGATCTTGATGGTGCTGGTAGTGCTCTCTTATTGAAGTTCTTATATAGAGACAAATACACAACTTTTGATATTAAGGAGGTTAGGAAAGATAAAGTTCATGACTTTGCAGGTGAGTTTAAAGGCTGGTATAAAGATATTGATTGGTATGATAAAGTGTTTATTACTGATCTTTACGTTCCGAAGGAAATTACCGAGTTAGTTGATACAGAAAAATTTGTGATTATAGATCACCACAAGACATTTGTTGAAGAGGGTAAGGATCGGTTCAAAAAAGCCAAGACTATTATACAACTTCACTCCTCAACCACTGATTTAATTTATAATAAATTTAAAATTAGTGAAATTCAAGCTTTTACACCTCAACATAAGGAGCTAATAGACGCTATTAATAGTTATGATATATATGATCTAAGAACTCCGACACCTATAAAATTAAACTCAATTTTTAACTCATATAACTATCCACGAGTAGAAAAGTTCATAGAAAACTTTCAAGATGGGTTAAGAGAGTTCAATATACAAGAACAAAACGCAATAAAATACTTTATAAGGTACTTAAAAGAGCAAATAGATACAACAGAGTGCTTTAGAGGCATGATTAAAGATTATTCTGTTGTTAGTTGCTGTTGCTCTTTTGCTATTAATGAAATGGCACAAGTAACCCTTAAAAAATACAATGCTGATATAGTTATTTTAATTAACATAGATACAAAACAAGTCTTCTTTAGACGTTCTAAAGATTGTACTGCTAAGCTAGATGTAATAGCTGACAAATTATGTAGGGGAGGCGGTCAAGAGTATGCAGCTGCTGGATATATAACAGAAACCTTTCTAAATTTTACAAAACTACTTACTCCATGCAGCTAAACAACGATCTAGAGACTCCTTCCTCTAATATAATGAAGCACGAGATGGAGCACTTACTACTTTCGTTTTGCACACTATGTAGTCTGTTAAAAGGTAAAAAGCTCAGTATGCAAAACGTATTTGTTATCGTTTTGCAAGAAGAACGATTGAGAAATATACTAAAGGAGTTATTATGTGTAGATACAACATATGAAATTGTTAAAATGTTTATAAGTTATGAGCCTCTAATACCAGTTAGTAAGTATGTTACCAAGTATCTTAATACACAGTCTAGGATAGAAATATGATTAGTGATAGTCAAAAACAAATTTACAATTCCTTTCTATATACATCTCGTAAGGTCAAGAATCAGCCTTGCAAGTTCAGACAAAACTTTGACTCTTTAGACCCTACTACAGAGCTAACCCTTAAAAAGTTAGATAGTTTCTTTTCGAACTACCATAATATTAAGTATAGTGACTTCTTCCTTGCGCCATATCAGATCTACAATAATGACGAGTATTTTAACTTACAGTTTTATACTACCAGACGTGCAATTAAGTGCTATTCAAACTATATAAAACAAAAAGAGACATCTGATCCAGATCATGAAAGTACTATCGATGACTGCAAGCAAGCTTGCTCTTTTATCTATAAATTTTGTAAAGAAAATAAACTAACACTACATCAATACAAGAACCTTATTAACGGCACTACACCAATTGTACTACAGCATCTCAGAGATCATAAAATTAACTTCTATATACTTCAAGGTCTAGAAATTCATAGTCTTATTCAATCCACAGAACCGCAAATAATTAATTTTATTGTAGACGATTTTTTTAATATCTATAATACCTCAAAAAGCAATTTTATCAGATCAACTAAACTAAAAATTGTAATTAGATCAGCCTTCAAAATTATTGAAGACCGTCTATTGCAATTTAGCTAACTAACTCTATAATCATTTTATCTCGTCAAGAGATTTTCTAAAACTAAAAACTAATACAATACTAACTATGTTTAATTCTAATATGTTTCAATCAATTAAGGCTGCTCTTTCAAAAGATGAAGATAAGGGCAGTGGTCTATATACTGAAATTCTTAAAACTACTGCAGGTAATACTTATACTATTCGCTTACTACCTTATAGTAAAGATCCATCTAAGACTTTCTTTCATCATTATACACATGGATGGAATTCATTCGCTACTGGTAAGTACGTTCAAGCGCTTAGCCCTACTACTTTTAATGAGCGTGACCCTATCTCTGAAGAACGTTTTCGTGCAATGCGTACCGGTACTGAGGATGAGAAGTCTCGTATGGGAGCAGTTCGTCGTTCAGAGAAATGGCTAGTTAACGTTTATGTTATCGACGATCCATCTAACCCTGATAATAACGGTAAAGTCAAGATTTTGCGTTATGGTAAGCAATTGCAAAAGATCATTATGGAGGCGATTGAAGGTGAAGACTCAGAAGAATACGGTGAGAAGATTTTCGATCTAGGTTCTGAAGGTGTTAACTTTAAGGTTAAGGTAGAGCAGCAAGGTGACTATCCGACTTATGTAGCTTCGCGGTTTACTACTACTAATAAGCTAAAGCTTTCTGAAGATGAGCAAAAAACTATCTACGACTCGGCATATGATCTTACTAAGGTCAATAGTATTAAGAGTTACGACGAGCTTAAGCAAATGATTGACGATCACATTTATGTAGTTAATACAGATAGTGAAAAGGTCATTCATCAGGAAGCTAGTAAGCCATTGAGTAATGTATCAGTAAAGCAGCAAGTACCGACATTTACTGCCGTTGAAACGAGTGTAGAAGACGACATTGACGAACTTCTAAAAGATCTATAATATGACAGCTGAAGAAAAACAAACACTACTCCAATTTATGGGGGTAACGTATAGCGCAGCGGTAAAGATGGATCGAGATATTGTAAGTCCTTCTAACCAGCTTAACCCTATTAGTGACAGCATCAAACAACAGTTTGAAAGGATATTACCTGCACCTGTGGATAATATCCCTTACTCGCAAACCGAACAACCTACACCTAATGTACCACCTGTACCTCTTGTAGTAGCGCATCCTCCAGAACTACATCCTGTTACTGAACCTTTTATTACACCAGAACTAACCTATAAAGGTACTGTTGCACATGATGCTAATTTAATTGATACTCTTATTTCAATTAGAATGGCTTTAACTCGTATTGGTGATATACTTGAATTAAAACAAGAAAATGACAAGCCCGCAAAGAAATCTAAAGCTCAGCAGACCTGAATTTATAAAGTTTATAGATTCTTTCTCAAAAATTAATGACTCCTTTATCGCTGAAGTAAAGGAGGATGGTATGTCAGTCATTACGTCATCATCAGATAATACTCTGATTAGCTATGGTGATTATAAGTGTCAGTCTTCCTATTGTACTAATTTAAATATACCTGACTGTAAGAAACTAGTAAGAGTATTAGATACTATTAATAGTGATATTATTAATTTAAAAATTAATACTAATAACTTAGAGTATAGTAGTGAGAGTGTAAAGTTTAAGTATCATCTCTTTGAGGATGGCTTTTTGCAAAAGCCATCACTTAGTCTAGAGAAGATTAAAAATTTTACATTTGATATTACTTTTACTTTAACTAAGCAGCAGCTTTCCGCTATCATTAAAGGTAGTACTTTTGCTACTGAGACTAATAAGCTATATCTATATACTGAAGAAGATAAGCTCGTCGCTGAATTAACAGATAAAGCTCGTCATAATTCAGACTCATACACTATGTCGTTAGGTACTGTTGACTTTAAGTTGCAGCCTGTATCATTAAATTTCGATAATGTAAGATTATTGACTTTGCTTAATGATGTTATTACTGTAAATATCAATACTAAGTATGGTGTCATTATTATTGTTACTAGTAATGAAACTACTAAGATATCCTACCTTATATCCTCTTTAACTCAATGAACCGACACGCAAGAAATAAATTATCTACTCCAAGCTATTTTATTAAACGACTTAAGGATAGTAAGTTCTCTACCTTCAAGGTGTTTGGTAATTACTCTGACCTAGATCCTCGTAAATGGACTATTCTAATCGATCCTGGTGTATCATCAGTCTTTGTAACATGCTTTGAGAATAAAACTCAAAATAAAGAAGTGTTGTTTGAATTTAACGACGGTGGTAGGCTCTTTCCTAAGAACTTCTCTCTTAAGACTGAGTCAATTGAAATCGTTGTAACAACTCTTTTAGGTGCAGGAGTTCAACAAAGAGAAGATTTTTAAATAACTCGAACTAATTAAGAGTATGGAAACTGATAACGACGATACTCCGTTAAGTTCTGATGATACATTAAGAATTAAGGAGCTAGTCAAGGAAGCACTAGCTCTTCACCTTACAACTGTTAAAAAAAGGCATACAGAAAGAGAATTAAATGAAGCTCTTAAGAGTATAGTTGGAGAGTTTTTAGATTGCTTTGTAATTCTAGGCTATGACCTTCAAGGTGAGCCTAGAATTATGAGGTCGTCAAAGACAAAAATGTCAGAAGCTGCTTTGAGACTGTTATTTTTTAAAGCAGTCAATATGGAGTTGTACAATAATGAGAATACGGGATATAGTGACGAGCCTTTTTAAGAAAAAAGCTACTTGTGACCTAGAAGGAAGAATGTATGCAGTGACAACTGGGGATTACGCTGGTGAGATACTTCTGTTTATAAAGCAGATTGAGGACATCTACTGGTTCTTATCGGTACCTTTAAATATCAATCGCGAAGTACCGAAAGATAAGTTTGAATTCGCTATGAACTGTGATATACTTGATTATATAGGTGATTTACCTAATGATATCTTCAAAACCGTAAAAGCTCAATTCAAATATAATGAAAACTCTAATAATTGATGGTAACAATCTAGTTCATAGGACTTTTTGGATTGTAAAAACAAGAATTA